TGCTGTTTCTTGTGCCGCTGTTCGGTTATTCGCTGGTGGTACTGGCACCGCTGAACCGCTGGCTGCGTCTGAATATTCGGCGTATGCCACTGCAGTTTCTTCTATTTAATGGAATCGGTATTATCGTTAGCTGGGCGATCATGATGTGGATTCCACTGCCAGGGTGGCTCAGTTCACCGGTATTGTTGTGGAGTATTCCGGTATTTGCCATAATTTCGTATCTGTTCTCCAGCGTGTTTCTCACCTCATCACCGATGGAATAACACACTATATATCTAGGTTCGGGAACACACCAAGTCTGCCTGCGGGCAGGCTTTTTTTGTGCAGAATAATCTAGCGTCTTTTTACCGCTATTCTTCCCCCGAACTCAGCCGATAACCGTCCTTTTTTCGTCCATAGCACCGTCTCCGTTAGGAGAAATCCAGTGTAAGATTGTATTATCGGAAATCGAGAGACACGGAACACCGCAGGAATATGGATATTCCAAATAATAAGTCTTTAACCAAGCGGTGCAAAAATTCCTCATCTCGATTCCGTAAAGTATAACCGAAGGAGATGATTATTCTTCTCGGTAAAGGAGGAGAAATATGGATGCACAACAGGTGATTACCTATGTGCAATTATCACTGCACGAGAAATTCCCTGATATTCCATTTGATCGTGCAGAAAAAAAAGAGTTAAAGCAGCCACGATTGGAATATCGCCTAGTCGCAGTTGACTTCACAAGAGAACGTAGTGATCGGTTTGTACGTGTGTATACACTGGAAGTAAGATACGTACCGGCTGCCGGGCACTATGCAGATGAGCAGATCGAAGATTTGTTTGAGGCATTAGAGACTATTGGGACTGGGGAAGATCTATGTCGAGCTAGCGAATTGCGATGGGATACAGAAGATGGAGTTCCACGAATTCGGGTAAACTATCCGGTACGTACTGTTCGCTCGGCAGTTCCAGGTATACTGATGAATACAATGGATCAGCACGTATATCCTGCCTCTCATATCAGTAAATGAACACAAATTTACAAACCAGGTAAATGGTATTCAAAGGAGAGAAAACAATGGCTGAGGTATCTTACCGTAAAGAGCAATTTATGCAATCAACAAAATTTACTTCACTTGAAAAAGATGTACTATCTGCACTTCTGTCAGAAAATGAACAGTACACTATTGAACAAGCAACATCCATGCTACATCAATTTATGAATAAGGAGGCCAATTAAATGGCTGGAGGAACTTATACAACACAAAACAAAATTCGCCCTGGTGTATATATCAACTTTGTATCGGAGGGCAAACTTCCTGGAACACTGGGTGAGCGTGGTACCGCAAGTCTTGCGCTAAATCTGGATTGGGGAGCACCTAAGAAAATGCTTACTATTACCGCTGGTGATAATACCCTACAAACACTTGGCTACGATTATACTTCTCCACAGATGCTTCTGATTCGCGAAGCGCTCAAACGTGCACAAAAGCTTCTGGTATATCGTTTAAATGACGGTACACCTGCTTCTGTAAAAGTGGAGCCTCTGACAGCTACAGCTAAATATAGTGGTACGCGTGGCAATCAGTTGACCATTGTAGTGGAAGCAAATATTAATAATGAAAAACAATTCGACGTAACCACGCTGCTAGAGGGTACAGTAATCGATAAGCAGACCGTAAGTGCTGTAGAACAGTTGGTGAGTAACACCTACGTTGTCTTTAGTGGTAAGGGAACTCCTGTACCGACAGCAGGTGCCCCACTAGCTGGAGGTACAAGCGCGCTGGCCACCAATGCAGATCATACTGCATATCTGGAGCAACTTGAGGCTTTAGAGTTTCAGACAGTTGGTCTGGTTTCGGATGATGCCTCTCTAAAATCCGTATATGCTGCTTATATCAAACGCCTGCGTAGCAATGAAGGTAAAAAGGTACAGGCTGTAGTGGCCAATTATCCCAATGCTGATCATGAAGGTGTAATTAGTGTTAAAAATGGTGTTGTACTAAGTGATGGCACTGTACTGGATGCAAAGCAAAGTGTAGCCTGGGTAACAGGAGCAACTGCTGGTGCTGCAGTTAATGCTTCTTTGACCTATAGTGCTTATGATGATGCTGTAGATGTAAATGGCAAGCTGACCCATACTGAGACAGAATCAGCTTTGCGAAAAGGAGAGTTCATATTTACAGCCAGCAGTGATCGTGCTGTAGTGGAACAAGATATCAATACCTTTGTGTCTTATACACCGGATAAAGCGCGTCATTTTGCCAAAAACCGTGTGGTACGTGTACTCGACAGTATTGCTAATGATCTTAAACGTATTTTTGAATCATATTTTATTGGTAAAGTGAACAATAATACCGATGGACGCAGTTTATTCCGTTCCCAGTGTGTCGCTTATCTTACAGATCTACAAAATATTGGAGCGGTGCAGAACTTTGATGCTCAAGCTGATATCAGTGTGACTGCAGGTAATGAAGTGGATAGTATTGTAGTGGAAGTCAATGTGCAACCAGTAGATTCCGTTGAAAAAGTATACATGAAAGTGAAGGTGGTTTAAGATGACATTTCTAAAAGCAAAAGATACCATTTCCGGTCAGGAAGGCCGCGCATTTGCAACAATTAATAATCAAGTAGAAGAAATGTTTTATATCAAAACGCTGGAAGCTACAGTAGAGAAACAAAAAGCTGAAGTGAAAACATTGGGACGCCGTGGAGTACAGCACAAAGCAACAGGCTGGTCTGGATCAGGTACCATGACTATTTTCTACATGACTTCTCGCTTCCGTCAAATGATGCTAGATTATATGAAAACTGGCGTAGACACGTACTTTGATATTGAAGTGACGAATGAAGATCCAACATCCAGCATTGGTTATCAGACTATTATTCTGCGTGATGTTAATCTGGACAGTGTCATTATGGCATCACTGGACACTGAATCGGATGCATTGGAAGAAGAAGTAAGCTTTACTTTTGATGGGGTAGATATTAATCAGGCCTTTGGAGCACCAGCTCAGTAATTCAATTTATTCTCATAACAACGTACTAACGTTATAAAAATGACTTATGTACCGGAGGCAAAGATCCTACAATTGGAACTATTCCGGTACATCTGTCATATGTCTAAGCAAATATGTAATAGGATATCCAAGTATATATTAAGTGAATAACTATATTTATAACTATTAGGAGGAATTATCAATGAGTGAATTAAGTCTATTTTTTGCACAAAACGTATCTTCTGACGTGGTAGAGGAATTTGTAGTATCTGCACGCTTCAAAGATGCAGATGGTAACCCTGTCAGCTGGAAGCTTCGCAGTATGAATGAGGACGAAAATCAGGAATGTCGTAAAGCAGCTACTCGTAAAGTCAAAGGAAAGAATGGCATGTATACACCGGAGATTGAGCCAAACGAATATATGGCTAAATTGATTAGTGCCAGCGTAGTATATCCAGATCTAAAAAATGCAGAACTTCAAAAATCTTATGGTGTGATGGGAGCGGAGTCACTATTACGCAAGATGTTGTTGCCTGGTGAGTTTGCTGCTTTAGGTGAACGAGTACAGGAATTGAATGGCTTTAATCGAGATATGAATGAATTGGTAAATGACGTAAAAAACTAATTAGTGGGGGCGATAGTGAAGCTAATTTTGCTTACTACGCCCTCCATGAATTGCATATTCTTCCGCAGGATCTTATGCAAATGTCTGATCATGAACGTGCCGCCATTTATGCTATGATTGCTGTTCGAGTAGAGGCAGAAAAGCAGTCACAACGGAAGAGGACAAGAAAGGGGTGAATACTTATGCCAGCTGCCGGTTTTCTAGCAGCATTGGAAAGCGCAGGTGCAGTTCTTGGTCTATTCAACAGCATCCAAGAACTAATTGATAAGATATCAGAGAAATTCAGTCAATTCATTGAGAAAGTTAAAAAATCCATACAAATGATATATGAAAGCCTAAAATCGATTGCAGAAATGACATTAATGCCTGCGATGCAACAGCAATCCTTAAAAGACTTAATTATTGTAAATTCTGGTGGAAATAATAAAGGGAATAAAATATTCGATTCTTTTAAAGCAGAAGCGTTAAGAACGGGACAGGATGTACAAGAATATTTGAAGGGTGGTATTAGTCTTTTTTCAATCACAGATGAACAGGATAAACTTGAGAAATTGATAGACTATGCTAATCGCTTGAGTATACTATCTCCAGATCACAAAAGTATGAGCGAAAGTGTAGATTCCCTTATTAAAGCTTACTCTGGGGATTCCTCTGGACTTGCTTCAAACTTTGGCATTTCTCAAGGTGTTATTGACCAGTCAGGTATTAAAGAAAAAGCTTCCCAAGGAGACTTGGGTGGCTTCATTACTTCACTCGAACAAATCATGAATCAATCTGGGAAAACAAAAGCTGCGCTTGACCATATGGTAGATACTCCTTTGAACGAATGGAATACACTAGTAAACAATTTTAAGAATAGTTTAAGTCAAATGGGAGAAGGTGCCATGGGCACATTGTTGCCACTGTTAAAAAAATTAAATGATGCTTTTGCTAGTGGGAAATTTGATCCATTTATTAAGCAGGTGGGTAGTGTATTGAGTGTTCTGGCTGGGGTAGTCAGAATATTAGTAGAAGGTTTTCTAAAATTGATTAACTTCGTACAGGAGAATTGGTCAATTATTAAACCTATTTTGATAGCGATTGCGACGGTCTTTTTGGTTACCATTATTTCGCAATTAATTATGATAGGAGCTTTATTGTTTTTACTAAATCTCCCCTTAATATTGGTAATTGGACTTATAGCTGTCGTCATAATGTATCTAAGCATGATTGGTATCACCGGTGAAGATGTGCTTGGTTATCTAATAGGTAGTTTTCTTGTGTTTTTTGGTACTATATTAAACTTTTTTATTATGTTATATAATCATTTCGCTACTTTATATGAATTCTTAGCTAATTTATTTATTGATCCTCAATACGCCTTTGATCAATTTGTATACTCTACAAAAGTTGGTTTTTTGGGATTGATGTACAGGCTCACAAGGGCTGCCGAAGATTTTGCTATCGGTTTTGCAAGTGCTATTAACCAGGCTATAAAGCCAGTCGCTGATTATTATAATTCGATGTTGCCTTTGATCAATCAATTTCATAATTCAGGATTACAAGAAATTCATATCTCTACAGACGAAGAAATCAAAGCAAATGGGCACACATTTAGTAATGAAATTAAAAAGCAAATGGACTCTATCCCAGAGCCAACCTCTGATAAAAATGTAGTTTCATTACCGCGAAAAGATTACTATGATACAACAAAGCTGATGGCAATGGGACCTGAAATAGCTGGTTGGCTCAGTGGCGCATTTAACTTTATGGGAAATAGTTTTTTGGGCGATGGTAGAGAGTATCCACCTAAAAAAGGTGATAAAGGTAATGCGGCAACAAATGACTATTTAAATCATTATCTTCCCAATATGCCTAGTGATATTAATAATGTAAAAAATGTTGATAAAATTCGCGGCATTCAAGATCCAGTCGATATTTCCAGTGAAGATATAAAATTGCTACGTGATTTAGCTGAACTGCAAGCAATTCAACATTTTGTGAGTTTGACCCCAACGGTACAAGTGACAACAGGCGATATTAATAATGGTGCGGATCTTGATACTATTGTTAGTCGTATCGGACAGAAACTAGAAGAAGAATTTGTCTCCACTGCACAGGGGGTGTATATGTGATATGGAAGAGTACGGATTCTTTTTAACTTATAATAACCAGGATGAAGTCGTTCGTTTACCAGTCAATCCTGAAAAAATTGAAATTAACAGTAGCGGAGACGGAAAGAACTACACCATTATTGGGCTTGGGGAAATTAATTCAATTCAGCCGAATAAGCTGCGTGAAATTACACTGGAGAGCTTTTTTCCGGGTCAACGATACCCGTTCGTTGTTGGTAGGGAATTGCAAACGCCATATTATTATGTAGAGATGATTCAAAAATGGATGGAGACTAAGCGTCCCATCCGATTTGTTTTTTCTTCCTTACAACTTCCAGATTACGCTTTATACGGAAATACTTCTAAACAAGCTGTATCAGCTAAAGCCGAACGATTTACTTCAAACAGGGCATTTATGGCAATCAACATGGCAGTCAGTATCGAGAAATTCGATTGGACACTGGCGGCAGGAGAATCGGGCGACATCCAATTTAAGCTGTCCTTGAAAGAGTATGTCTTTTACCGTGCACTTAAAGTCAAAATTAAAAAAGACAAGGAAAAGTCTACTATAGCCAAAAAGCGTACTGATACTAAAGAAACTCCTAAAACCTATAAATTGGTTGCTGGAGATTCGCTATGGAAGATTGCCAAAAAACAACTGGGTGATGGAAGTCGTTATAAAGAAATTCAAAAGCTTAACAATATTAAAGATAGTGAGCTGCGTAACCTGCCAATTGGAATGGTGATCAAGCTGCCACAGAAAGAGGCCGCCAAATGATTCAGCTCCATATTGATAATAAGCAAGGCAGTCTCTGGGATATCTCTGGCATTGCCTCTGATATTACCTGGAAGACCAGCCGGATAGGCAAGCCAGCTTCATTGGAATTTACGTTGGTTAGTGATGGTCTATACCAGAAAAAAGACTTTGATGTACAAAATGGGTATGTGGTTCGCTTCATCTACAATGGAGCGAACCTTTTTTATGGCTATATTTTTACTGTGAGTACTGGTACAGATAAACAGATAAAGATAACTGCTTATGATCAGGTACGCTACTTGCTGGGTAATGACACCTTTGTTTTTACCAATGTAACTGCAGATGAGGTAATCCAGCAAATCGCAATTAAAAATAAATTAAAGCTGGGAAAACTGGATAAAGGTAAATACACCATTCCGTCACTGATTGAAGATAATAAAAAGCTGCTAGATATTATCATGGGTGCTCTAGACCATACACTGGCGTATAAATCACAACTCATGGTCTTTTATGATGATTTCGGGAAGCTCAGATTACAGGATATTCGAAGTATGAAACCCTCTGTTATCTTGGGACAAGGCCATTATTTGTATGATTATTCTATCAAGAAAAGTATTGACTCAGAGACGTATAATCAGATCAAATTCTACCGTGACAATAAAGATACCGGACATCGAGATATTTTTATAAAAAAAGATTCCAATAATATAGGAGCATGGGGATTATTGCAAAAATACGAAAAAGCAGAGGATAACTGGAATATAGCTCAAATTGAAGAAGCACTCTCACTCAACCTGAAGCTGTATAATCGCGAACAGGTTACCCTATCTGTAGATGCAATTGGTGATGTCAACGTGCGTGCAGGACAATTTGCTTATATTTTACTTGATGAATTTGAAGTACAGGTTTATCTGGTAGAAGAATGCAGTCACAAATTTTCAGGGACAGATCATACCATGTCCCTAGATGTGAAGGTGGTGTAAATATGCTTGATGTTATTCGTAAGGCGAGTCTGGGAGCAGTATCTAACGCAAATCCTATGGCAGTGATGTATGGAACTGTATTAAATAATCAGCCGCTAGAAATTAATATTGATCAGCGGTTTACCCTTCCGGCTGCGGTATTGGTTATACCAGAAACGATCAGCAAGCTGACTAAGGAGCAAAATGGAACGCTGACGACCGGATTACAGATTGGCGATAGAGTATTGCTGCTTCGTGTCCAAGGCGGTCAAAGCTATGTTGTGCTGGATCGGCTGGTGAATAGCCTATGATTCCGACGGGGCTGCAACTACAACCGGATCAGGACATTGATACAACAAATCTGATTATGTCTGGATTAACGTACAAGGTGGATTGGGAACGCGGAACTATTGCCGGTATAATAGATGGCTTGGATTCTTTACGGCAGGCTGTATTGAAAATCCTTACGACAGAGCGTTATCGGCACCTGATTTATAGCAATGATTATGGTACGGAATATAAAGAGATTCTTGGCAAAGATCAACTATATGTACGCGCGGAAATTCGGAGAATGATCACAGAAGCTCTTCTGCAGGATGATCGGATTGAGCAAATCAACGATTTTCTTACAATATGGAACTCAGGGGATGACATTCGGGTAAGTTTTACGGTGCAAACCATATATGGTTCGTTTCAGATTAACGAGGAGGTGAGCTGAATTCATGTATGAGGCACAAACGTATGAAGTTTTACTGGAGCGTATGCTAGACCGTGTAGCGGACCAAATGGATAAACGAGAGGGTAGTATCATCTATGATGCCTTAGCACCAGCGGCATTGGAGCTGGCTCAAATGTACGCTGAACTGGATATTCAGCTAAATCTTTCTTTTGCAGATACAGCGACAGGCGAATACCTGGAACGTCGTACGGCTGAGTATGGCATTCAAAGGGAGCCGGCTACTTATGCTGTTCGTAAAGGGATTTTTTATAAAGGAGACGGCACACGTATGGAAGTACCTATTGGCAGCCGACTCGCCAGCGGAGAGTTGATTTATAGTGTGACTTCACGTCTAAGTGCCGGTGAGTATGCATTGACCTGCGAAACCGCAGGGGAGATTGGTAATACGACAGCCGGAGCTTTGCTACCGCTGGATTATATCGCCGGGCTGGCTGTAGCTGAATTGAATATTGTACTTGTACCTGGAGAAGATGCCGAAGATGATGAGACATTACGATCCAGATATTTACAGGCTATTAATGAACAACCATTTGGCGGTAATATCTCAGATTACAAGCAAACCATCAATGAGATAGAGGGAGTTGGCGGAGTCAAAGTGTTTCCGATCTGGAAAGGAGGAGGAACGGTCAAATGTACCATTATTGCCAGTAATGGACGTCGCCCTTCAACAGAGCTGATTAATCGTGTACAAACAGCTATTGATCCGGTGGTAAATAGTGGAGAAGGTATAGGTCTTGCTCCAATTGGACATCGGGTCACTATTGCAGGAGTGGAAGAAGTAGCCATTACAGTAAGTACAAAACTTACATTGGAACCGGGTGTTACTGTAGGGCAGGTGAAACTGGATGTCAATGATACACTAGCAGCATATGTGAAAGAACTGACAGCTAAATGGAAAGATCAAGAGCAGATTATTATTCGTATTAGCCAGCTGGATGCTCGTATTGTAGGTATTAAAGGGGTTGCAGATGTCACAGATACAATGGTGAATGGTAAGCCGGTAAATCTAATGTTGGGAACTGAACAGATTGCCGTATGGGGAGGAGTAGGTACCCTTGAATAACCGACTAATGCAGTATGAGCCAGAATATTACCATTCCATACGAGAATTTATTGCTTTGTTAAATACAGAAGAGATCGAGTTGGATCAGCTTGAAGCTAATCGCTTGAAGTTACTGGCGGACCAGTTTGTTATGACGTCTAGCGAAATATCATTGCGTCGTAGGGAGCAACAATTGCAAATCCAGGCAGACCCAACAATCGAAACGCTGGATTTTCGTCGCCGTCGGATTGTGAACCGCTATACAACCAAGCCGCCCTTTACTATTCGTTATTTACAACAGAAGTTAGATCAGCTATTGGGGGCAGGCAAAGCAAATGCAACCGTAGATATCCAAAATTTTGCACTAACGGTTATGGCCAATCTGACAGATGCTTCAATATTCAAAGAAGTGAACTACACAGTGCAGACGATTAAACCGGCTAATATGACTTATGTACAGCAAACCTCATTACGTGAGTCTATTATGCTTCGCGAAACGGCATATCGTTATAGCACTGAACGTAATACTAGATTGTCTACCCGCTGGAAACTCGGAAGCACACCATTTACTATGCTGGGAGAGGAGATCAGAATCCTATGATTCAGAATAGTTATCTACAGGAAATAGCTGATTATACCAACCAACGTATAGCCAAAGTAACCCTGAATGGCGATTACGATATCAATCAATTTAGAATCAAACAAGTGACAGATGAAATAGTAGAGCTGGAATATTTGATTCCAGCAGCGGATCTCTCATCGGTGACCCAGTTAGAATTACGTTCTGCCAGTAATGAAGTTATCAGCAGTAGCGAAGTGTTTATTCCTGTTGTTGCAGATACAGTTGTTAAACAATATGTAGAAGTGAAGGGGGCGTAAGTATGGATTATCGGGCAAAAACGGATTGGAACTATAACGATACCGTAACTGAACAGGATATGAACCGTATTGAGGCAGGACTCGGGGATCTGCACGAACGATTGGATACAGAAATGCGACAAGAAATTGTATTACAGCCTGGAATTCAGACAATAACAACTAAACGCGATACACCATTTCGACTTTCTGGACTGACAGGGCGCATGCTTTTAAATCTGGAGGCACGGACATGGGGGCAGAATAAAAGCCTCAGTGGATTAGCTGGTTTTCAATCAACAATTACACTGGATAACAATAAAAGTGTAATTGGTGGAGGTTCAGTAAAAATCACAGCAACTACTGCCAATACCATTGCAGATGCAGTTTCAACCAAACCATATTCATTAAAAGCTGGAAAAAAATACGTGGCTGTAGGTCATATCTATAATGAATCGGCGAAAAATGTATTACTAGTGCTGCAGGGAACTCCTGTAAGTACACCTATATTTACTGATAAAGGTAAATGGGTTACTGTTTTCATGAAATATGCACCCACCGTGGATGTAAGCAGTACACAAATTGTTGCCAGACTTAATGCGGCTGCATCAGGTAATGTAGCTTATGCTGATGGACTTAGAATGTATGAAATTTCGGATACAGAATATACTGCTCTTGATAAAATGACGGCAGAACAGGTTGCTATGAAATATCCTTATACGGAAGGTATTACCGGAGTAAAGAATCCTTATGCAATTCGCTGGGTTAGCAAGGAAAAGACAGACGCTACGGCTATACTGGCTTTTAATACTGAGTTATTATCGGCACCAGCAACAGATGTGGATGCTGATAAATTGCAACAAGGATTAGAGGGACAGTATTACAAAATGAGTAATTGGCGCAAAGTTATGTTGGATGGTTCACAGGCCTGGATGTTATTTGGTAGACAAACCGGCTACGTTGTAGCTTCGCTCTCTATGTTCGGTGCCGCGAAAGATACAGGATATATGATTAAATATAATGGAGCTATTTTACAGCGTTTTCTGACTGGCTCACCTATCCCTGGTACCGATGCACATGTACTCACAGATTCAACAACAGCTAATCCCAATCTTTTGGCAATCACTATCTCTAATGCAGATAGCGGCTGGAGTGATGGATATTCTCCAAGCGTAGGAGAGCTGAAGGCATATTTCTGGGGATGGATTATGGGAACGCAGTCTAATGGCGTTTTTACACCGGGATACAATGGATCAGGCACAAAAGCATGGCGTGGAATATTAGATGATAATGGTGCAGGAACTACAATCCTGCCAACTATATATTTTAAAGAACAATATCCACAGCCTTCATGGCAGCCGTACCAACTAATGTATAGATTTTCTGCAACAAGAAAAGAACCAGTCGTATCTGAAGGGGCATTAACTTTATTACAAGGTGATAATATAATCGAAGCTGGTAGTGGACTCATTCTTCGAGAAAAGGCCAAACCTGTTTCCAGCGGTGATGGAGCAGCTTATTATATTAATGCACGAGGAACATTTCCCGTATCTTCATTATCGTATAACTCCGTAAGGCCTTTACTTATTTATCGCAATGGGTTGCAAGATGGCTGGGGTCAAGATAACGATGCAGATATATTTGGTTCCCGACAAGCAGGAATCGGAGTAGAACGTTTTGATAAAAATGCAGTATATACCGTAACTTATTTTACTCGTAATGCATTTCCTGCAGTTATTTTTGTAGGCAATTATCCCGAAACAGAACGTACTGTAGTTAATGATCTGATTCAGGGAGTACAGCAAGTAACACAACGCGTATCAGCTGTTGAAAGCACGAAACAAAATACATTGACTGGTCCGAATTGGTTGACTCCCACTTTATTAAATGGAGTAGAAACGGATGAAAAAGTTCAGTATGCTAAAACATTGGATGGAATAGTTTTAGTGCGTGGATCTGTAAAGCTTAAATCTGCTGGTTCCATTGCATTGTTTCGATTTGTAGATGGATATAAGCCTGCTGGAGACTTTACAGTATTACCTGTCTGGGGTTATTCTTCCACTTCTGGTGGATCAGCAGAAGGTTTATCCATTTCTAAAGATGGTACGGTATCTGTAAATCCTAGCCGTATTTATGATACTTGGTTGCGACTGGATAATATCAGGTTTGTTGCTGAAAATTAAGGAGGATAAATTAAATGAAGCTGGTACCTTATACCGACAAGATGGGTTGGTTTCAAAAAGATGTTTTAGTTGATGATTCATTTAACAGTATTACACCATTTGAAGATGGATTTTTAATAAATAAATCTGTACCTTTACAAATCCATAAGAAGCGATGGAATTTCGAAAAAAACGAATGGATTGAAGGATTATCTACTGAAGAAATAGAGAAGATTGAAAATCCTGCATTGCCTCCAGAAACGATAGAGCAAAAGCTAGTCCGATTAGAAAAAGCAGATTTAGACAACAAGGAATTAATTGCATTGTTATATGAGATGCTTATGTCAGAAGGGAAGTAAGTTTACAATATAATAAACAGTGATTTATCAAAGATTTTGAGATTAGTATAGATAGGCCACTGAACAGCGAGTAAATCTTAAGAGAATTGCGAGAATAATATGCCAAACTGCAAGAAGCATCCCGCCAGTAGAAGCTGGTATAAGGATTGCTTTTTTATTTTGTCCTATTAATTTTTGGAAAGGAGGCCAGCATGCAATGAATGAATCGACATTAAAGCTGTTTGCAGCTGCATATGTCACCCTGATTCTCGCAGGGCGGCGTGATACTAGAGATGTGCCAATGAACTTGGTAGCACATGTACAGGCTAATCTTGATATAGTGAATAGCAGTAATCCTTCATAGAGATCAAACAACAGAGAAAGGAGCAGAAGGGGATGGGGGAGCCGTGGCCGCAAATCATCAAGGTAGTTTCGACAGCGTATGGCGCTGCTGTGGGCTACCTGTTTGGAGGTTGGGATGTGTTGATTAATTTATTATTGGTACTTGTCATTGTAGACTGGTTCTCCGGGTGGGCGGCTGCCTGGATGAGAGGCGAGTTGAAGAGTAGGGTAGGATTCAAAGGAATCATTCGCAAAGTCGCGATTTTCGTTGTTGTTGCTATAGCTCATTTCATAGATCAGGCGCTGGGAAGTCTGCATTACTTCCAGGATGCCGTGATCTTTTTTTATCTGGCGAATGAATTGCTCTCGGTCATCGAAAATGCCGGTAAAATGGGGCTGCCGATGCCTAACATTCTTCGCAACGCCGTGCATATTTTTGAATCGAAAAGTACGCCGCCCGAAAATCCGGTGCTGATCGATGAAGCCCAGCCGGAAGTCGTCAAAGAAATCAAAGAAAATCAGGAACAACAGGAACGTCAGATGGATCATCATTCAAAGGAGGAGAGCGATGATGCAGGCGAGAAGCACGCGTAATGCCCAGGGTATCGACGTATCCCACTGGCAGGGCAATATTAACTGGAATCAGGTCCGTGCAGCAGGCAAACAATTTGTTTTTGTCAAAGCCAGTGAAGGAACAAGCTACCGCGATGATCGGTTTATATCCAATATTCAGGGCGCCCGTGCAGCAGGAATGCTGGTGGGCGCCTATCATTTTCTG